GCATGATATAGAGGTGCGTGAGTTGGGAAGTGGTAAGAGTAGGCGAGAGGTTGCGTGGGATCTTGGTTTGAATTTTAGGGTTGTTCCTAAGCTTCCTGTTGAGGATGGGATACATGCGGCTCAAATGTTGATACCAAGGCTTTGGTTTGATCGTGATAAGTGTAAGCAAGGGTTGGAGTGTTTGCGGCAGTATCATAGGTCGTATAACGACAGAACGCGGACGTATCGAGCTACCCCGGTGCATGATTGGTCCAGTCACTCAGCCGATGCGTTTCGATACCTTGCGGTGGGTTTAAGAGAGAGTGGGCCGAGTCATAAAGCCCCACAAGTACAAGCGGTGATGGATTATGACCCATTTGCAGCTTAATACGAAAGAATATTGCGTAGCGCAGATTTCGGACGTGCCAGAGGTGGTTGAGTTGTGTGCTAGGTTTCATAAAGAGAGTTGGCAGGTGTTTGCAGACTTTGATTATGATAAAATGACGAGTTGGATTGTTGAGAGGGTACGGAATGCGGATGATCAAATCTTCTTGGCAAAAAAGCACGGAAAGGTCATAGGTGTGTTAATTGGGATGATTTTTTCGTTTCCGTATAGTAACACACTAGTCGGGGGCGATTATATCTGGTATGTTGTACCTCAAGAGCGCGGTGGAATAGCTGGTGTAAGGCTTATGAAGATGTTTGAAGCGTGGGCTAAAGAGAATGGTGCAGTTCGTATTATGACAGGTGCAACGTCTGGTATTGCGGCGAATAGGGCTGCTAGGTTAATGATGCGTTTAGGCTTTGAGCCTATGGGTTCGTTTATGCAGAAGGAGATATAGTATGGGTGGTTTATGTAGAACAGATCCAAGGCCAGCGGCAAAGCCTCCTGGTGCGCCAGATAAATCTCCGATTGAAAAGATCAAAGATGATTTTCTTATGGATACTGGTCTAAAACAAAAAGATGCGGATTATTATTCTCGATTGCCAGAGCGTCAAGCAGCGTCTCAAGCAGCATTACAGGCAATGAGCGAACGACGTGCTGATAAAAATGATGAAAAACAAGCACAAGCTGCCGCAGAAGAGCCTGTGACAGAAGAGCCTGTAGAAGAAACGGTTGTAGAGGACACCACTCCAGAAGTTCCTGAGCCTCCAGTAGATTTTACTGAAGTTGTAGAGCCAGAAGATACAGGTGCGGATACAACGTATGAAGGTGGAGAAGTAGAAGTTGGCGATGTTGTGGACAATCGCGTTGTGACGAGCAAGACAGAGGCTGAGGCTATTGAAAGCACTGGTAAAGGAAGAAAATCCACGATTGCAACAAGCCCTAAAGGTTTGCTTGGCACAGGAGAACCTGGAACGGTTAGGAGAAGAAGATCTCTAATGGGTGGCGGTTTAATCAGATGATTATGTATCGTAGAAACATTGCTGGGGAAATGGGTGCGAAGTCGGCGCAACCTGCGAAGCGGCGTGCGGATATGACCGTTGATCCTTTAGAGCGTCTTAATCAAAAGATGGCTGGTAGAACGCAAGGTGGTTCTACAGAAGGGTTGGCAACGACTAACAAGAAGAAAAAACGCTCTTTAATGAATAATTATGGAATGATGTAATGGTACAAATTTCACCGTTGATAGCGCAACTAGATAGACGTTTTAAGTCTTTGCAAAGCACACGTTCTAATTGGGAGCGTCATTGGCAAGAGTTAGCGGTTTATATGCTGCCGAGAAAAGCAGACATAACCAAGAAAAGAACGCAAGGTGATAAACGTACAGAGTTGATCTATGACGGCACAGCAATTCATGCTGTAGAGCTTTTATCGTCTAGCTTGCATGGTATGCTTACATCTCCCAGCACCCCTTGGTTTTCTATGCGGTATCGAGATCCATCACTGCAAAATGACGATATGGCAAATGAGTGGTTGGAATTGTGCTTGGATCAAATGTATCAGGCGTTTCACAGATCTAACTTTCAGCAAGAGATACATGAGCTTTATTATGATCTTGTGGTGTTTGGCACTGCTGCTTTCTATGTGGAAGGTGACAAAGAGGGTTTACGGTTTTCGTGTCGGCACATTGCAGAGATAACGATTGCTGAGGATGCGAATGGTCAAGTAGATACAATCTATAGAAAGTTTAAGATCTCTGCTCGTGCGGCAGCGCAGCGTTTTGGTGAGGACACATTGCCGGCACAAATGGCAAAGGATGTAAAGAACGAGCCGCACAAGGAACATGAGATTGTCCATGCGATATATCCGCGTGGGGAAGCAAAAGGACGTAAAGCGCAGAATAAACCAATAGCGTCTGTTTATTATCATGCTGACACAAGACAGTTATTATCTGAAGGTGGCTTTGATGATTTTCCGTTTATGGTTCCGCGTTTCGTAAAAGATAGCGTAAGTACGTATGGCAGAAGCCCAGCAATGAACGCACTGCCAGATGTAAAGATGCTAAACAAAATGTCAGAAATAACAATCAGAGCAAGTCAGAAACAAGTTGACCCACCTTTGATGGTTCCAGATGACGGATTTATGTTGCCTGTACGTACAACACCGGGGGCGTTGAATTTTTACAGAACAGGTACAAGAGATAGGTTAGAGCCTTTAAATATTGGAGCAAACAATCCTCTCGGTTTAAACATGGAAGAGCAAAGACGTAATGCAATACGTCAGGCTTTCTATGTGGATCAGTTGTTGATGTCGCAAGGGCCAGCGATGACAGCGACTGAAGTGTTGCAGCGAAACGAGGAAAAGATGCGGCTATTAGGACCAGTTCTCGGTAGGCTCCAATCCGAATTGCTCCAGCCCCTTATCTCCAGATCTTTTGCGCTGCTGCTCAGGAACGGACTCCTCCCAGCCGCGCCTGAGCAACTACAAGGCCAAGACATTGATATTGAGTATGTCTCACCGCTTGCCAAGGCGCAAAGGCTTACAGATTTACAGTCAATGTTGCGTGGCTTTGAGGTAATGATGCAGGTGGCAGAGATTGCGCCTGTCATGGATTATCTCGATGATGATAAGCTTGTGCAGTATCTTGTAGAGGTTACAGGTATTCCGGCACGAGTTATTAGAAGCAATGAAGAGGTACGGCGCTTGCGTGAAGAGAAAGCAGCGCAACAAGAAGCGCAGCAAGCAATGCAGCAACAGATGATGCAAGCTGAGACAGCGCAGAAAGTAGCGCCACTGATTAAAGCAGCAGGGGCTGTTGAGTAATGAAACAAATAGAAGAGTTAAAATTGAGTTATCGACGCACGTTCAACACAGAGGACGGCGAAAGAGTGTTGAGTGATCTCAAGTCTAGATTTGGCTTTGAGGCAACCACGTTTACTGGCGATCCTTATCAATCTGCATTTAACGAAGGGCAACGAGCGGCACTGCTGCTGATCGTCAGGATGTTGTCCGAAGGGAAGGAACCACAATGAGCGAAGAGGCAATCCAAGATACTGGATCTCAAGAAGCTGCACCAGAAGCTGTTGTAGCACAGGCTGCACCAGAAACCGCACCAGTTGGCTTTTTAGAAAGCTTACCAGAAGAGCTACGTAATGAACCATCACTACGTAACTTTACTGACCCTGGTGCATTAGCGAAAAGCTATGTACATGCACAGCGCATGATTGGAGCCGACAAGGTAGCCATACCTGGTAAATCTGCAACGCCAGAGGAATGGCGTGAGGTGTTTACAAAACTTGGCGCACCACAAGAAGCAAATGCCTATGAGTTTCCAGAAAGCGAAGTTTCCGTAAGTGATGATCTTGTTGGAAACTTTCGTCAACGTGCATTGACCGCTGGTCTTACAAATGCACAAGCAAATGAAATGATGGGTTTTGTCAGAGATACAATCAGTGGCTTAGAAAATGATATGACTGAGACCACAGAGAAAGCTTTGTACGAAGGTGAGCAAGAATTACGTCAAGAATTTGGGCAAGCGTTTGAACAACGTGTTGAACTAGCACAAATGGCGGCGAGAGACTTGCTTGGCGATACAGAAATCTTCGATCAGATTACTTTATCGGATGGGCGAATGTTAGGGGATCATCCAATGGTTGTAAAGATGTTTTCGCATTTAGCGGAACAAATTGGAGAAGATAACCTTGAAGGCGCACCATCAGAGCTTATAATGACACCACAAGAGGCTCAACGTCAAATTTCAGAGATGACTAGACGAGATGGGCCATATTGGGATAAGATGCACCCAGAGCATGACACTTACATTCAAGAAGTGTTACGTCTCAGGGAGTATGTTTAGTGGATAACCGCAAGGCCCACGACAAAGCTTGTAGACAAGCGGAATAGCTGCCCTAAGCAGTAGCATTGGCCCCTCTGGGACAACCAGGCGAAGCAAACCCGAAACTGAAACTGTAAAGGAGAGACGTAATGTCAACCCAAATTACTACAGCTTTTGTCAATCAGTTTTCTTCAAACGTCCAAATGCTATCGCAGCAAATGGGTTCTCTATTGCGTACTGCGGTAGATTCAGAAAGCGTGAATGGCGAAAAAGCTTTTTTTGACCAAGTGGGTGCAGCATCTGCTGTCCTACGTACTTCACGCCATGCGGATACGCCGTTGGTGGAAACACCACACAGCAGACGTATGGTAACAATGTCAGATTATGAGTACGCTGACTTGATCGACGATCAGGACAAAGTGCGTTTACTTGTTGATCCGACTTCAACCTACAGCCGTGCAGCAGCAGCAGCTATGGGTCGTGCTATGGATGATGTAATCATCACAGCGGCTCTTGGTACTGCAAACACTGGTAAAGACGGTAGCACTTCTACAGCGCTTCCATCAGGCCAGAAAATTGCTCATGGTTCTGCTGGTTTGACTATTGCCAAACTAGTAAGCGCTAAAGAGTTACTTGATGCAGCAAGTGTTGATCCGTCAATACCACGTTACATCGTTGTATCTCCAAAGCAAATCAGTGATTTGTTGAACAACACAACCGTGACTTCAAGTGATTTCAATACCGTAAAAGCTTTGGCTCAAGGTGAAATCAACTCGTTTGTGGGCTTTCAATTCATCGTATCTAACCGTCTAAACACAGACAGTAACAGTGACCGTCAGGTTATTGCGTTTGCGTCAGATGGTATTAAGCTTGCTGTTGGTAAAGAGCCAGCCGCACGTATTGATGAACGAGCCGACAAGTCATATTCAACGCAAGTCTACTACTGTCAGTCTATCGGTGCTACACGCATGGAAGAAGAAAAAGTAGTAGAAATTGCTTGTAACGAGTAAGGAGACTGAAAAATGGCTACTGTTTATTCGACACAACGCACTAATTCACGAGCAACTCCAGCCGTGATGAACAAAGCAAATGAGCTAGGTGGGCGTATCCGCGTTGCTCATGGCACATACGAAGCATCTTCATTAGCGTCTGGTGACGTTATTGAAATGTTTATTCTTCCAGATGGCGCAAGA